GATTATTATCATAGAAAAGACGGAGACGGAGGTTCTTGTTATCGTTGGGCTTATTACGATTTGTTAGAAAAAAGTGGAGCTATAAGCGACACTACAAAAGCTTTACAAAAAGAAATAGATGAATTGGCTGATCATATAATTGCAGAAGAAAAATGCGTACATCAATCAGAACAAAAGTATATGGTTGTGTGTGACGATGATTGTGTTTATGAAGGAATATACTCTATGCTGGAATTGCAAGAGTTCTTCTGCGATAAGGATCCTGATGATTACACAATTATAGAAGCTGGTAACGCTATCAAACTTGAAAAGAAAGTAACAACAACATTTACAATAAAATAATTAGCTATGAAACAACATATTTATGTTAAAGACAAATTTAGAAAAAATCCTTTATCGTTAGAACCTGGTGGACACGATGTAACAATTATTTATGCTGATGGTTTTTCTCAGACTTACGATAAGGTAAAAAATCCCAGAGCGTTCATCGCTAAAGTTAGTGATGATCCGAAAAGGCAATTTAAGATCGTTTCTATAACTGTAGATGGAAAGCCATTCACATCATAATATCTATAAAGTTCACATATTTATTAATAAAAAAATAAACTAATGAAAGATTTTAATTTACAAAAATATCTTAGAGAAAATCCTCTTACTAAACAAAGTAAGACTCTATCTAAAGGCAAAATAAACGAAGCGTTCGAAGGTTTCGGTGGAGTTAGATCAATCGCTCCTATTCACGAAGCTCCAATCCAAACAAAAGATTTCAATTGGGATCCTACAGATACTGCTGATTACGATGAGCAATCTCGGCCAAATAAATGGATTGCTGATATCGATCGTATGCAACCAGCTTATGGAGATTGGAAAGCGAGTTGGGAACACCCTGGTTTAATCGTTTGGTCTCACGCTGATATTCCTGATGCAGTTGTAGTTGCTACTCAAGGTTGGGATGGCAAAGGTACGCCGGTTGAATTTCAATCTGTTAAAGGTTCATCTCAAATGTTAAAAGTCTTAGATCAAGACGATTTTCCAAATATAAAAGCTTACATTGCTGCTATCGCTCCTTATCTTGATATGGTTGAAGACGCTAATCTAAATCCTACAGGAGAAAGAGAGCCAATGGGCACAAGCGAATTTCAAGGAGTACACGAAGACGGATATATGGGAACTAAATACGGTTCTTCTGAAGATATGGCAGTAGATATGGTTAAAACTGGGATAAGAGAAGGTCTTGCTGGAATGAAAACTCTTTTTGTAATGGACTACCAATCAGGAACAGTATTCTCTAAAATGATTCCTAGTAACATGCAATCTGAGGAGATCGAAGAAATGCTTGCTGACGAGTATGGAATGAGTCCTAACGATGTTTATTATATGATTACCAATAAAGCACAAGTAGAAGATCTTGACGATCAAGCAATAGAAGAAGGAAGTATGATATTTGATAAAGGTTGGCAATACGATGACGATGAAGAAGAGATGCCAAGCAGAATCGAAGGTCTTGTGGACCAAAGACAGCTTGCTAAATTCTCTGAGACTGTTATGGCGATCGCTCAAGATTTAGACGATGAGGGATTCGATGCTCAAGATATTAAAAAATTCTTGAAAGATAAACTTGACGATATGATTATTGCTTAATAAAATAATGTAACACAAAAGATAAAGCCCCCTTTTTGGGGGTTTTTTATTATATTTAACTAAATAAAAGTTATGCGATTAGATATTTCTCCTTACAACACAAGACAAGAGCAATATAGAGACGATCCATGGAAGATGATGATGGTATGCTTTATGCTCAATCAAACAAGTCACAAACAAGTCGACCAGATACGCGAAGAGTTTTTCAATAGATTTCCCGATGCAGAGAGTTTGGTCTTAGCGGACGAATCAGAAATAGCTCAGATCATAAAGATTTTAGGATTCTATAATAAAAGAGCAAAAGCTTGGAAGCAATTTAGTCTTGAGTGGATAGCGGCGGTCGATAAATTTGGTAGCACAGATATTCCTGTAGACGAGCTAGCTAAAATGCGGGGTGTTGGCAAGTATGCGTTGGATTCGTGGAAAGTATTTCAGTTATATCAATACGATATAGAAGTCAACGATCACGTATTGGATTGGTATGTTATTTGGGCAAAAGCAGAAAAGGAGAGATTGACGAGAGAGAGTTTGCCTTGGAAACCTATGAGCGTTTATTATTTGCATTTTGAAGATGATAGAGAAGCATTTCACAATTGGAATAACTGTCAAGACTACGTTTGTTGTGTAATGGCAAGAACTCAAAACGAAGCAATAGAAGTTACACGATATGTTGCTCTTGACCAGAAAAAAGCCAAACACATAAAGATATTAGGCATAGGACATTGTAAGGAAGAGTGGACAGATTATGAACAACCGATGAGAACAAATGAAATGGAAATGCGTCAAGAATTAGATGCGATGTTCGAAAGGATCTACGCAAAAAGTTAGAATTTACATATTTATAATAAAACAAAAAACGTTATGAGTCTATTGACGATGACTGAGTACTACTCAGAGTTTCTACGCTACTATCAGCTAGCAAAAATACAACAGGAAGAGTGCAATTTAGGCCTGATTCCTCACACAGAATCTTCTATTCAAGACGAACTTATGAAACACGTAGAACTCTACGATGTGGTTGAAAGGAAGTATGCTGGATTCTCTCAAATCGTAAACGACATATTCTACGGTTGGACAGATGAGCACCCTTATTGGAAACGTATGGAAGCCGGATTAGCGAGTGATCCAAGAAAAAAGATCGCTCCTCTATGGACAGGTAAAAAGAGTAAATTGAACACAGAAGCTTGGTTCTTTTTGTTTTTAGTTCACCGTCTTACAGGATCTGCTATTAATTACGCAAAGAAACCGAGTGGTTATCACAACAGCATCTTATTTGATTTGCACGAATGCGATGACATTCCTCAAATGGTTCAAAAAATAAAAAATCGTATTTCTCCATTTTATACTTCAGTTGGTTATCAAATTGCAGCATTTCCAAAACCAGAAGGCGCCTATAAAAGAGGTGGAGACTATTTCATTTGCGAGTGGGTTCCACAATTAGCTACAGACGTTTTGGCTTTCTTAGAAAAGGGCGGCACTAAAAAGAACTTTAGAGAAGTTGGAGATTTCATGTTCGCTTGGAATAAAGAGCGAGGATTTAGAATTTTTAAATTTCAATATTCTGCGTTTATAGCAGATATTGCGGATTGGTTTCCTGAATATATAAACAAAGAGAGTCCATTCTATTACGGCACTAACGCAATTGAATGTTTAAACTATCTAGCAAAAAAAATAAAAGGCGTTCCTCAAGAAGCATTCTTAGATCAAATAACAAGAAAAATATATGAAGATACCGGAGCGTATCCTTACAATAGCGAGGACGTTACCTGTGACTTTATTCGTTATGTAGAAAACTACGTAAAACCCGGTAACGATTATCGACACTTAGACTACGACAATCTATGGAATAGTTGCGGAATAAAAAATCATCCTTATGGCAGACAGAAAGCAATGTTAGATCTTAATTTAGTGCCTACGTTCAAAGATATAACTGATCATCCATCAGACGATAAAATTCTAAAGTCAATTGGAATGTCGGAAGCTGAATACAAAGAGAGAGTACACGTTTTATACAATACAGGAATTTTCCTATAAACAATAATTTATGAGTGATATACAATACATAAACACTTGCGAAGTTGAATTTAAAGGCAAGAAACCAAAAGACAGTTGGATGGCAAATTGGTCGTTAGACCAGAGATTAGATAAATTTTTTGAGTTTTGCAGAGTATTTGACGACAGACAAGATTCTTTATTGAAAGATGAGTATCAGATCTTTAGTCATCGTTTGCATTGGCACGAGCATCCATTCTGCGATCTTATGCAGTCTGTCACTGACAACGAATTGAGATTGTTTTACACTTTAGTATTTAGTTTCTCTAACGAACATTGGGGAACTCTAAATAAAATAATTAACGAAGGTACAAATGGTGCTCATGCTCATTTCCAAAACAACAGACACGCTAGAAACGATCTGTTTCAGATATACTATCCTAAAGGCACAAACGTAAAGGAATGGCTCCTGAATGGTCCCTACAAAGCAGCTAAGCATCTTGCTGAAGATCTTTTAGGATCTGTTGAAAGAGGTGAACGTAGAAAGTGGACCATGATGGAATTTGCTAAAGCTTTAGAATCCTATTTCAAAGAGCATCAGAACTTTAGAAGTCCTTTATATCCATGTAAAAACACTGCGAGATATATCGCTATGGCGTATCCTCATTTGGTAGATCCCGAATCTATTCTTTTTGGAGGTACAGGTCATTTCGATGGACTACATCAAATTTTCGGTGGACACAATCTAAACGGTAAAGTGAAATACTCTATCAACGAAAGCGGTCTATTCATACCAGAAAACAAACAAGCAGAAACCTGGCTGCATCAGATGGACATTCTTGTAAACGATTCAAGAAATCCTATGAGAGAGCAGAAGTATTTGAATGTAGAAGATAAAACGTGTTTTTTCTGGAAGCACATATCTATTCAACATGGAGCTAAGAAGCCTACGAAAAACATTCCATACACTTGGATATTCTCAGACAACTTCAATCTCAGTAATCATTCAGATTTTTTAGATAATGTTAAACATAGAAATCTAATGTACGAAGAGGCTTAATATTTATACATATAACAAATAAAAAATGAAACCAATCATAGCCGTAGATAAGGCAAATCACTTTATAGCAGGGACAGTAATCTACTGTCTATCTTTATTTTTACTATCAACGCTAGCGGCTCTAATACCAGTAATAGTTATCGGTATTGCTAAAGAAGTATACGATGAAAAGAAGAGAAAAGGTAGAGGAGACATTTGGGATTTTTTATACACCGTAGCAGGAGCACTTCCTGTCTTAATAACACACTTATGAAAAATATAAAAAGAATACTAGGACTACCTCTAATAATAGGTATACCATTTCCAATCTTATTTGCGGACCAAGACCATCAAATGTGGTATGTGGTATTAGCATATCTATTTGCATTTATTGGAACAGGGCTAACAATGGGATTTTCTAATTTCAAAACAAGACCATACCATATTGGTAATATGGATAGTGATAATATCCAACCAAAGATCAACCAAACATGGATGATATTTTTTATAGCACTTATTATCAATCTAACCGTAGCTAATTTATTTTAACGTTCTGATATTTATAAGTATGAAACTAATGAATCTCTTAATAGAGGCAGAATCAGAGCAACAAGTAGATGCAGTAGTATCTCAATTAAAATCTAAAATGTCAGATCTTATAGACAACATCGAAGATACTATAGAAGACAAATCAAAAGAACAAAAAGAGGGCGCGGCAACTTACATAGGAGTAGCTCTAGCCATTCCACCAATATTGGGACTAATTGCTAAATTTGGTAAATACGCTTCAAGCGTAATCAATAGCGTTTTAGGAAGAGAACCAAAAAATCAATCAGACGCAGAAAAATATTTTGGTCAAATGGCTAGAATAGCCGATGAATTACATCAAATCTATTTAAAACCTCTTGAGTTGGCGATTAGACCTTTCGTTAAAAATCCAGAAAAAGCTAAAAAGATTGCTAGTTTTATTTTCCATATAGTTGTAGCGTACATGTTTATAAATGCTGGTATAACCGCATTTGAAGCAATTCAAGCAAAACACGTATCTCTTGCCACTTTAGAAACAGCTTTGGCTGCTATAAAAGGCGGAGAAGTTAAAGCATATATATCTAAATTACTTACTTAATTTTTTTAATTAAAGATAGATGAAACAAAACATGAAAATTCTTAAGCTCATAATAGAGAGCTTAGACGAAGAGAAAAAAGGTTTGCCTAGTAATAACCCTATGAAGCAAACGATGAATAGAGCTCAAGCTGCTAAAAAATTAGGTTCGGCTTTTAAAGCGACTAAAGTATCTGATTTCGTAGCTCAATTTAAAAAGATTGCTTCTGATCCTAAGGTTCAAGCAATTTTAAAAGCGGGTTTAACAGATGGGGATCCAAATGATGAGAAGTTAGATTACGCCAAAGTGAGTCTTCCGGTCCTTAATTTGTTGCCTACTCAAAGTGAAATAGGATTCGATCAAAGTATAATGAATATTTTAACAGATCAATATCAGAGTTTGGCGAGTATATTAGATGGCAACGCAAACGTTGGCGGTCCAATTGTTACGTACAATAGCAAATACGTTATTGATGGTCACCATCGTTGGAGTCAAGTATACGCTGCAAATCCAAAAGCAAAAATGGAAGCTTTGAATATTCAAGGAGATTTGAAGCCAACAGAAATTTTAAAATTGGTTCACGCTGCTATTGCTGCAAAAATGGGGAAAGTACCAGGCGCTAATCCAAAAGGCATAAACATTTTAGCAGGTATAAATTTAAAACAAGTTCAAGACGCTGTTAATGCAAATCTAAAGCCAGAGGCCGAGAACTTATACAAAGAGAAAAGAAAGCTAGATAGCAAAGAAGCTATTGCAAAATATATATTCGGTAACTTGCAACAATTGATTAGAAAAAATAAACCAGTTGCAGGATCTCCAGGCAGAATAAACATGCCACAAACAGACGCTGATAAACAACCAGCAACTACTAAATTATCTTTACTTCAAAAAGGCGTAATTAATTTTAAAGAGCCAGCAGACAAAGACGTTAAAAGCGAAGCTCGTAGAATGGCAAAATTAGCAGGAATTAATAAGAAGTAATAAGGAAACTATCACATAATTGATGGGGAGCTCATGGTAGCTCCCTTTCTTTTTGCCCTATGGTTACTATTAATGAGCTTTTTTGGTTAAACCATAGCTAAAGGGTGAGCTCCAAATCACATGGGTAACTCATTGGTAATCAACGCGTTGCAACTTATTGGTTTTCAATCTGTTGCTTGACGTCCCTTCTGAACCATTTGCCTTGAATATTCTCGTTGTAGCTGTCTGTGGAAAGCACTTCGTATACCATCTGATAAAACACTTCGTAGTAGGAAAGTTGTTTTTTTGAGAAGCAAAATTCTATAATCTCTCTTTTGAATTTGTGTGGACCCAAAACTTTGACGTCTTCTAAAAGAGGCTTACAGCTGCCATAGTATTTTACCCAATCGGATTCTTTTACGATCTTGGTTTTGTTTGGTACCTTACCAGGTTTGCTCCACTCTGATTTCTCTTTGAGAGTTAGTTTTTTGGTAAGTAAGTTTCTTAAGATTTTTTTACCGATATAGATTTTACCGGTTTCTGCGTTGTATATCTTATATACAAATCCAATACAGTTTTCAGGAAAGTCTTCTAGAGTTAAATACTCTTGATCTTGATATAACCAATTTGTCATAGCCTTTTATTATAAATATCTACGTATCGTATCTGACTACGAAAGTCATATCCGTATTTGGAGGAATTGGATACGGAGTGGATAGTTTTCCGACAACAAGCAAGTCGTTTCTTTCGTTATATAGTCCAACACAAGTTATGTAAGGTCTAAAATCCGAACCAGTTACGTTGTCTGAAAGAGATCCAGTTCCACCTATTTTAACAGCGCTAAGATTTTGAGTGCAATTAAAATCGTTTTCACTTATGTGACATCTGTGTTCTTTTTGATAAATTGTAGTCTCTGCTGAGAATGATATTGTCGATATTTGAAAATTCTTAGGAGCGGCCGATAAATCTTGAGAAGTAATTATTATTAGACCTTGAGAATATATAATATTGCCTGCTTTTTTATTATTAGAATCTAGTATATTACCATTGCCATCGTCCGTGTAAGTATCGAAGGTGGCGTCATCAGTAAAAGATAAGCTATTTCTGGAAATTTGCTCTCCAAAAACTATTGGTGGTATAGATACAACTTGTATAGTGGCGTTAGATTCAGTAGGAAAATATCGGCTTTCAAAATCAGCAGATCCAGAAAAAGCCGTAGACTGTTGATTTGAATTCCAATAACTAGCAGAAAATGTTAGAGAACCAGTCAAATAGTTTTGATAGTAGAGCTGTCGAATAGTGCGAAAATTGATAGTGTCTTGACTAACGGATCCAGTAATTGTTACAGGTCCATTAGATCCTGTGGTGATTTTTATTCCGTACGCACTATAATCTTCTGAATTTATACTTGTCTGATATTTTAATTTTATGGGTACAGTAGATATATCAGATGCCTTTAACGTATTAAACGCTCTACTCATAATTTACAATTTTCGCTAGATAGTAAGTCAACTATAGTTGTTTGTTTTACCAATCTAATTTTACTCTAATTAAAGCTTCTTTGGTAAAATCTTTTACGAGAGGCTTAGAAAGTTTTGCTACTGCCAACAATTCGTTATTATTGTTGTACATACCGACTGTAGTTATATATGTTTGTGGACTATATATATAGTTTGAATACAGCAAATCTCCTGAACCTGTTATGAAAGACGGGTTTGTTGTGTAGTTGTAGTCTGAATTTTTTATTCTCACAAATACGTAATCTGAAGAGATTGTCTCTTGAGAGCTTAGCATAAAGCTGCTACCAGAAACTATTGTTTTGTATATTTCTAAATTATTGTAAGAATTATTAGCTGAACTTCCTACTGCCGTAGAAAAGCCCATTCCTAATCCGCCTTTATCTGTAGAAGCCCTCAATGCAGAAGGATTCAAAAGAATTAATCCAATATCTGGTAAAAATTTACCGTATGATCCAGTAAGAGTATAACCTTTTCCAGGAGCCCCTGAAATTAGTGGAGAATTCGTAGCAGTTCCGTAAGTTCCAGAAACTATATTAAATGCCCTTCCACAATCTAAATAAGTTACAACAGATGTATCTAAAGAATCGTCAGTTAGCTTAAGAACAGTAGATCCAGAGGTAAGAGTCAAGTTGAAACTTCCAGGAAATAACGCTTCTTTATATCTATTACGATCTACAGCTATTGCTATAAGATCAGCAGATGATGTCACTGCTGTTCCAAACTCTACTTTAGATTCGTTATCTCCATATACTATATTTCTGAACTGTCCATAATTTGTTCTCGACGGAGTATTTTGAGACACCAATGGGTTCAATGGAATAGATCCGGTTCCGTTTATATGACCGTATGCTATACAAAATTGAATAGCAGAATTACTGCCTGTTGGATTAGCGTTGTATACTGCTAAATAGTAATTATTACTCGTAGATGAAGTAAAGAAAGTTGATAAAGTCGGCACGTTAGTACTCCATGCTGGAGCTGTTACGGCGTCTGAAGATATTACAAAATCTGTTGCGTCTAATCTAGTATATGACATAGTTTATTATTGTGTTACTTTTGTGATTTGAACTGGTATTGAAATTCTGGCTCCTGAGTCTCTTCCTACTATTGTTAAAGTGGTGAATAGAGATGTATTCGTTCCAAATAAAGTATTTACAGTAGTTGAAGTCATGTTAATCGTGGTTCCTATTACAGTAGAACTTACATTCGTTCCGATTGTTGTTGTAGTGTTTAATGCAGAAGCTTCTGGTGTATTTATACCCACACCCGTAAAGGTAGCCATTGTTCTAACGTCTCCTATTACGGCCGTATATCCAGACTGTTCGAAAGTAGTAGTAGCCCCTAAATAGTTTAAAGTTTGAGGAGTAACAGATAGGGATGATCCTTGTTTCATTACTATATTACTATAACCTACGTCTATTACAGGTATCTTAGCCGTTCCTCTAGGAAGAGTAATTAGTTTGTACCTCATTATCTCTTGATCGTTTGGATACGCCTGCAATATTGGCATGCTTTCTATTGCTTCACCGTAGAAAGCAGATCCAGAAGGGTGATTTGGATTATATAAACTATAATCTACTTCATCGTCAGATACAGAAAATTGAGTTATCTGAAAGGATCCATCATTTCTAGCTAATAATTCTCTACCTTTTTTTGTGAGAATTGCGTCTACGACCACGGAAGTGCTACTTAAATAAGACATAATTGTATTCTATTTTATTATAAATATTAGTTTTTAAAAAATTAATTCGCTATGCGTACTTTATTGTTGAGATAATAATTGCGTTTGAACATTTGATTGTATTGTCGATATTTTATTTAATACGTCCAAAGTTATATCTTCAGGTATTGCAAATCCGTATCCAGTATATCCATAAGTTATATTTAAGGGAATTATTATATTTTGTTCATCTTGCAATTTTTTTACAATAAGGAATTCACTAATTTGATCGGGATTATTCTGGAAGTATATATCTAAATTTGGATCAACTGTTATTTGTAAAACATTTGCTATATTAGAAACTGCGCTAATAGTTAAAATCTGAATACGTCCATCATAAGATTTTATAACTATTTTGTCATTAAATCTTGGAGAAAATGGATAATTAATATTTCCGTATCTCGTGTATAAACTATTTTCAAATTCTGGCGTAGCATCCTGAGATATTCTATAAATAGGAACTTGTTGATAATCTTCTGTAAAAGAACTAATAATCGTGTTAAATATAATAACATTTGGAGGTTGGGTTGAATATATGAAGTTTCCATATTCTGCGCTTGAAGTCGCATAAGGATAACCTCCAATACTTACTGGTTGGATATCGACCGTTAAACTCCCAGTACTAACTGATCCCGTCCAATTTCCACTTGTAGGTTGATATTCACTTATAAATTCAAAAGTAAATTCGTCGCCCGCGTAACAATTGCTAAGCGTAGTTGAAATAGAATATTTTAAAGATCCTGATGTTGCCATTATTATTAATTAAATACATGAATACTGTCGATAACTATTTCTTCTAAATTTTTATTAATTACAATATCTCCCAAAATTAATTCTTCAGACGTAAGATTACTCCATTCTCCGTTTCTTTTGATAACGTGCTTGTGAGAATCTGAACATCTAATAAGACCATTATTCAATAAATATAATTTTTCAACTTCATGAAAGCTCTTAGAAGTTACAATAGATTCCTCGTATTTCATAGTTTCAGGATCTATAGAAAGTAAACTATCTCCAACATTTATGTCTTTTAAAAATACATTTTTTCCATCATATAACTCTAATAAAGTATCAGGTGTTAGACAATTTTTTTGTATACTTCCGTTTACATATGAATATTCTCCGAATGGAAATCTGTTTGTAGCTGATCTACCTGAGGCATCTGTTGCAGTCATTACAGCTTGCCAATAAAAAGTTCCATCAGACGTATTTCCTAAAGTTTGTATAGAGAATGATACGGGATTATTTGCCTGCCAACCAAAAAATGATGGTTGATAAGTCATATAACCAGATGTACTTATACCAAAAGTAGAACTATATGTAGTTCTCCCGCCTTGGAACTGCAATTTTACCATAGGATATGCTTGTGTGCCTGCACATGAAGCGCCGTCTTCAATCTGAAAATAATTTGCACTACCATCAGTATTAGAAGATATAGTTATCGTTATAGGTAAACTTGGTACATAACTACTTTGATAAAATATCTTTGGTTTTATTAATCCGCTTTTGAAATCTATTGTTCTAGCAGAATATGTAGTTCCACCGGGGCACTCAACAGTGCCGGGATTTTTAACATAATTGTGAGTTAATATGCCATTAGCTACGTATCTTTGTGTAGTTGTAGATATGTTTACTACTTGATATTTCATTTTTTTACGATTTTTTATAGAGTTCCATAAGTTTCTCCAAAAGTAATATAGTAAGAGTTTCCTGGATAGTTTCCTCCTGATCCTCCGCCTGTTCCATCTGAGTTAAATACATAACTTCGCGAAGTTTGAGTAATTCCATTCTTTTTAATTAACATAGTAAAAGATCCGCTCTCTGCATCGTTAGACGCAGTTATATTAAAATCAAATTTCAAATTAATAACATAATTACCCGCGTTTTTTACTAAATAACTCGTATAATCTAAAGACGAAGTACTACCAGCAGAATGAGCGCCAGATTCATCAACTACTTCAACATCGAATAAATTGTATATGGAACTAGTCATACCAGATCCAGAAGGAATAAGAGGGTATTGTAGACTTGTAGATCCTGAGACATAATTATTTGGGAATACTTCGTTTTTAGCCAACGCATATGAATCACCTGTTCCTAAATACGAAAAGTAAACTTTTTTATCACTCGCAGCATTAAAATAAAGCATAGGAGCGTAACTATATCCACTTTCGTAAATATTATGAACTGCATTAGTAGATAATTGTTCGCTATCAAAAAAGTTATTCTTATTGTCAAATTGTTTTATGGTTAATGTATTACCCGCCTTAAAAGTATTTTGTATTTCAAATAAATTATTATTGGATTGGTTTAATTCGTTAATTCCACTAACTTTATCAGCCAAATAAACTAGTGTAATATCGGAGAATCCGGGAAAAAATTGACTAGTTTTTATTTGAGAAAATAAACCTAGTTTTTGAGTTCTAAGATCTATAACTGGAGAATTTCCATAAGATTTATCACCCGCCCAAGTAGAAGATGCTGTGGTATATATATTATATCTTTTACTTTGTAGTTTAGATCCATAATATCTTGGTATAGTGCTTCTTTGAGTAAAGTAATTAAAGTCTTGTAACTCTGCGTAAGGATTATTTTTATCAGTATACGTATTGAAATTGTTGGATACAGAATTATTTACTGATTGAGTAATTAATCCAAAATTAACAGGTACAATAGAATTATATGAATAGTCTAAATCTAAATATTTCGTAGATCTAACAGATCCCGTTACGTTGTTTATAAGAGCGTCCAAATAAACGACGCTAGATGTTAGCGCATTACTTGATTTTTCTGTTTGATTCCCTAGACTAGTTAAACTGGTTGCCACAAATTCCGTGCCCATATATTCTCCCGTAAACTTCTCCATGCCAAAAGACTGAGTTGCTGGTATATAACCTATGGAAGACGGTATATCTTGATAAACAGTGGTATCCGCTGAATAGCTAGTGGCAGCAAAAGCTGATATGGTTCCTATATCTATAGATTCTGAATAATGAGCAAACGTGACTTCGGGTTCATGACGAGCGTATTTACTTCTCTCTAGTATGTGTGGCTTTATAATAATTCCAGTAGATACATTAGATCTTGCTGGAACAAAGTCTTTCACCATCTTGAACAGAGAATTATTATAGTACTTTATTAATCTAATGTATTCCCATATCGATTTATCTTTATTATACGAATTAAAATAATTATTTCTATAATTATCTAAACTATTATAAGATGCAGAATACAAATTTTTTGGATCTCCTATATATGTATCTATGTTAAAAACGCTAGATAAAGAAGAAGATAGATTGCTATTAATTTTATCTGAAGGCGAAAATCCTATTTCTACGTTATAGCTACTCAACCTATTTGAGTCATTATATTTTTGAATTGTAGTGTAAGCGCTTAAAACAGATTCTGATAGGTATAAAGCTGAGCTTTGACTAATTATTGATATTTTATCATTATTTATAGAATCTATACCTGAAACAGAATTTCGATTATATCCACCGAATTCGTTAACAGTTAGTATGCTACTAGGTATTCCATAACACGCTATCAAAGCTTTTATTCCCCTTTGTGTGCCTCTAGTTTTTAATAGATACGGTAAATTATGATATATTCGTTTATATATTTCCTTCTGCGTTTGATCATATGGAAGTATATATGGTCTTCCAGATCCAGAAATACTTGACGTTACGTAGGTATTAATTTTTTCCGATCCTGTAGGAGGCAGCAAAGAATTTTCATTGTTTGTACCAAATAAAGAATAATATACATCATTAGATAGATTTGTATTGGTATATAATTCTATGCCAAATCCTTTTAAAGCATCTGAAACTAAGTCTAAAGATATTCCTTCATATGGATTATTTGAAGCGTTATATCTATTTGTAATATCTTTATAATATATCCATATATTGTCGAAATATTGACCAATCATGTCAATAAATGTTATATACGATTCATTACTATTATCGTCTCTTAAATATTGTGGTACCGAAAATCTTAGTATGTCTTTGTTAGTGCTGTCGTAAAAAGATGCTGAGAATAAAACTGATGCTGTAGTAGCATTAGGTACAGTTGTTGGCGATCCTAACCAAGAAATCGCTTTAGACGATGTAACAGAGTGAAGAGAATACGGTTTTGTATTAGTAGATTTAGGCCAAGTAAAAGATTCAGACTCATAATAAAGATAATATTCGTAAGGATCGAATTTTTCTATTATGTTAGAAATATACGTATTTAGTAGATTTATCGATGAGGTTACTGTTGATTGATTGGCTGTTCCAACAACTAAACTTTGCGAATATATTTGTTTGTTGTAATCTTCTATTAATCCAAGTTTATAGACGAAATTGTTTACCCTTTCCTCAGCGCTTGAAAAGTGAATAAAATTATCAAAACTTGAATAATCTACATTTATTGATATTGCTTTATCTTCGTAATAAGACATTAATTGTCTGATTGACGAAGTTAGATTCGCAGAAAATAATGTATTATATGAATAATATCCAGTGTTCTGTCCAATTGATTGTTTGTCTTTTATATTATAGTTTGGCCCTCTTAATTTAAAAGATGTATCAATTGAAACTACTTCTACCTGTATATCAACTCTATAACTAACTGAGTTTCCTATTTTTTCAACAATGGATAATTGACTTTTTAATTCTATATCAATAGGTAATGGCTCGTACAATTTTATCAAAAGGTAGGTATTACCATCAGACTCTGTTACTACTATGGCGTTAACTGCAATGATTAAATCGTTTCTACCAAAATTCAAATAGAAATCAGGATAATAGTTCTTTTGGCTTATATAATTTTCAAATTCATTGAAGCCTGCTATTATCGATGTACCAGAAAGATCTTGAGACGCTAATTTTAACTCTAATCTAGAATTAGAGATTTCTTTAATAAAATATTGAGAAGTAGTTGAATTTGATCTAAATAGATTTTTTAAAAAATTATACTGTATATTTACAACTCCTCTGTTGTAGCCCATTGATTTTACATCTGCCTCTGGGTCTACTATTACTCTACTATACTTATTTCCTACAATGTTAGACGTAGGATCAAGAGTGTATGGTGCATTATATTTATAATCTAATAAAAAATTAGAATCGTCTGTAATGAAATACTCTACAGTGTCAACTCCTTCTTCAAATGTATTGTTGATATTGTTATTAGTGATTAACTGTAAATCCCTAGTGCTGTACCTTTGAATCTCAGATCCAAATCCAGTATATGATATGTTAACAATTTCCATTATTATTGTAGCTGACTAATGTTTAAATATGTTTGAGATAGATCAATAATTTGTTGTCTAAGAGAGTTTATCTCTTCAATTAAAGCCGCTTTTTCTTGATCTATTACTAAAGACCCTATATACTGTTGACTCCTTTCAACCAAGCTTTCGTGAGAATTATCTCCCGCTATTGGAATATCGTAAAATAGTGTTTCATACAATGAAAAAAAATCAGATATAGTAGGTGTAGTATCAGGAATATCAGTCGGCTGAGTAAACAATTCTCTAAATTCTGTATCAACTACATTTTCGTAAGTATTTACGCCTTTTATATTTTTAATAATATCTACTTTTATCATTATCTTATAATTTTAAAAATACAATCTCCATCACTCACAACGGTTTCCCCAGAATTTAATACGCTTTTTATTAATACTTTATAATATCTTTCAGGTTCTAAACCATTTACGTATATATCGAAATAACTTCCATTGGTATCGCAACTTATTTTTGTATATGAATTATCAAAATCTATAATCATATCTTCTGTTTTTACGTCTTGTATAGCCCAATAAGAACTACTAGGCAACGCTTTATTTACCGTATATATAGATGCTGTAGAGAAAGTTCTAACAGGGTATTTATCTCTTGCTGATATTCTAAATGTGTATTTTTCTGTTTTGTTCTTGATATAGAGTGGATTATTGGCTATATTCAATATAGTGTTAGAATTACCAATTACCTGTAAACTTCCTGTATTATATACCGAATCGTCCCATCGCATTTCTAAGCATGGAGGAAAAATGGTTCTAGTGTCTATACTAAAATAATTCAATACTATATATGAATCGCTACGATTTTCTAAGCTTGAAGAATGCTTTATTAGTATGCCATAATTATTTTGCCCGCTAGACCAATTAGAAAATATACTTGTAACTTTTACCTCTATGTCTTTACTATCATTGTATGAAAAACTTTGAGTTACGGCAGGACTTGTCCAAGAGCCTCCACCAGGCGTTATATAGAATGAGGCGTTTGTCCAATTATTTGATGATCCCGTATAAGATGCTGTACTATACCATGATACTCCATTAAATATAGCTGGGTTATCCAAATACTTACCCGTTCCCATATTCCAAGAATTATCTACTTGATGAAAATTTAAGGTATACGGTGACGTCAAATCTTCGGCAGTCGATAGATACAATTTTAAGTATACATCGTAAGTATTTGAACTTTTTAATGTATTAATTTTTTGAATGTCAGAATCGCTAAACTTTATTAGTGATCTTCTTATATCATCTGATCCAGCAACTACTGAAGAATTTTTTACAGACACTTCTAAAATTTCATCTAATCCAGTATTTTTAGATGGATATGCAGAGTATAGGGTAGCGTCTGCTTCAGGAAATATTTTATATACTGACATTTAAATTGTTTTTTAAAAATTAAAAAGTAACTACCCTGCCTTGAATGTCTTTACCTAAGTACTTAACTTCGAAAATACTTGGATCAAGAGATGGATATAATATATCGTTTATAGTTGCTCCTGGTATATCATAAGAATATTTAGAGTAACCAGAAGATTCTCCATATAGATTAGTAATTTGTACATTTTGAGTAGTTTGCACGCCTTGTACTTGATCTAGTAGCGAATATATATTCGATATTATTATGGGTTGATTTATTTGAAAATTATCTATATTAAAATAATCTTGTAAAGCAGTTATGCATCTAGCGATAACATCTTGACCTGAAAAATTTGGTCTAATTATGACATCAAAATTACAACCGATATTGATTATAAAAGCACTTTTTATGTTTATAGTATCGGTCATCATTCTATATTCAGATAGATATGTATCTACGTTTTGCGATAGCGCTTGAGATGGTTCTGCTAAATTACCAGTTGAATCTAATCCAAGTATATATAGACTAACTAATGATTGATCTCTATTCGCTGGACTATTTTTTGAATATTGAGTGAATGTTGAATCGTCTTTTGTAACATATACTTTAGATATTTTTCCAAATTTAGGATGCATAGATAATACTCTTGACATATAATCCTGTTGAGTAACTGCTCTTAATTGACTTGAATATTGAACCATTGAATTCATTCTCAATTCCTCTACAGTATCTCCATCGCCACCTCCAGCGGCAGGTAATGGATTATTAGTAACAACACTATTTTGTTGAGAAGTGTTATTTCCAGTAACAGTGAAAGAAATTGGTACAGTTAGTTGATTAGATTGAGCGTTTGCTGATGCTCCACCTCCAACCAAATATTGAACGGTTAGTGTTGTATTTTTTGGAGTTAATCCATAGGTTTGTGTAGTTACAAAATTAGTTGGGTCGAAAGCTGTATTCAGCAAAGTTAGACCGTTTGTTAATCCCATTCCTACAGTGCTTGGATCTGGTATTAGCACCGAATCAGCAACTGAATTTATACCTGATCCAAATTCTAAAATTAAAGATTGATTTGATAACACTCTACTAATGAATCTACGAGGTACACTTATTTTATCTATAATATATGGCACTTGATTACTAAACTGATTTAGACTCGGATAATTAGTTGAAGTATTTTGAACGGGATTAAATATATAATCTTGCGCAAGATACGGAACTTCGTACCAAATATTGCCGCTACTATCAGTTACATTAACTATTGATATGATATTAGAATCGTTTAAAGTTATTCTAGGAAATCTGTCTGAATTGCCAAAAGAAAATGTTTGAGATTTCAATTGTCCTGAAATCGCTTTTGCTGATTTCTTTAATAGATATTTATCAGGATTTCCAGAACTCAAACTATAAATAGAAACGTCTGTTGGATCATATGATGAAGAAGTTGTAAAATCCACTTTTTCTGGTACATAAAAATAGGCAGTACTAGAAACATTAGATTGAACTTGCATCCCGGGTTGAATTACTAATGCGAAGTCAAAATCTGGATAATATTGACCGCCAACTATTTTTGAAGGCACTGTTTGAAATACATCTAGATCTGCAATAGCAGCAGAGGTTATTTTAGGTCTATATCCTAACATATAAGCTAAAGAATATAAATTGTTTGGCTGTTTTGCATATTGTAAAAAAGTCTCTTGTAATTGATTATCTAAATAATAAGACAACACATCTCCAATGTATGCAGCCATTTCTATAAACATAGATCCTGGGGAAGCCTGACTGAAATCATTATACACAGTGGGAAAATAAGATTTAGCGTATTCTATCAAATCTGATTTGAAAGTAGAAAAATCTTTATTTAAATAATTTATTTGTTTTTTATTTGCCATTATTTAGTATTTTGAATAGCTATAGTTACCGTATCTGTTTCGTTAGTATTTAAAATAGTGTAAAAAAATTTTATATTTATAGAATTATCATCAATATTAGATAGTATATCTATATTTTGCACTTCAATATTGGGAAAATTACTTTTTACTTGGCTAGCTATCTTTAATTTTATTTGATCAAAATTTTCTTGATTTATTTGTTCAAATAATATCAGTCTTAATCCGCAACCAAAATTAGGGTTCTGAGGTCTTTCATATTTATCGGTAAGCAGAAAATTAATCAAATTATATTTTAACTGATCTTTCGTATTATAGACCGTGTTAAAAGCAGACGGAGATTCAAACGGAATACTTACACCAATTCCAGTTGATGCTCTCAAATCTAGCGGAGAAATATTTTTTATTCCGTAAGCCATTATATTGCGCCTTTTGACATTAAGTTTTTCATTAATCCTGAGTAATCAGGAACTTCGTTTATTTGTACCATAGAAATATCAGAACTAGGTCTAGCTGTTGTTAGCATACTATTTACATCTCCAACGCGAGCTTCTTTAGGTTGAAAAAAATCTATTGGATTTACATTATCGCTGGTATATGATAGCGTATCATAATCTTCTCCTTGCATAGACATCGCTGTTTCATTTAATAGCGAATTTAATGGGGAAGAGTTTGTAAACTGCAAATTATTTTGCTTTTTATAAGTTTCAGGAGTGTTTAATGTTATTGGAACTTGAGATTTTTTCATCTCCTTGATAACATTGTTAATCCCAGAATTGGATTGTTTATTTTCATTCAATATTCTTGGTAACTCTTCTCTTAAAGCCGCTTTTACTTCCTCTCTAATTAATTTTCTAAGTAAATCTATTTTTGCCATATATTATAAATATTATTTTTAATTATTTTAACGAAGAATTTTCTTTCTTTAATTGAGCATTTCTCTCTTCTAATTTTTTTATTTTTTCTTTTAGATCCTTTATTTTTCGTCTTAACAACAATATCGCTGCTGGATTTGCAACGGTCGCAGCTATTGCCACAAGGTATCTTTTTATTCTTGAATTGTGGAAATTAATTTGTTCTACATTTGCTTTTATCTCATCATCGTTTGCAGACCTCTTAATTTTAGCGACTTTTTTATTTTTAACTTTATTATTAGGATCTGATTTTTGTAATGAATCTGCAAGTTGTCGTTTTTGTTTTGCCATTTGTACTCTCATACGACGACGTAAACGCTTTCCACCTTTTAATTTATTTATAAATGCGTTTAAATTTAGAGAATCATCTTGTTCCTCTTCCTCCTCGTCTTCATCCTCGTTGTCTGGACTATCATTAATAACATCAATATTTAATTCGTCTATTGTGTCTATAGATATAGTAGGATCTTCTAAATAATTGGATGCTTCTTCGTAAATATTTAATTCTGCAGCAGATGTGGTTCCCTGTAGAGATTTTACTAGGTTTTTACTAATTAGCAGCAGTTTTACTTCTTGAATAATAACATTATCGTCAGACGCAAAAGTTGGTGTAGATTCAATGACAACGTTTCCGTCTTTATCTAACGCGACGCCATATCTTCTTTTTCTTGGAACATTAAGATCTGTTAATTTTTCATCAAGTATAGAAATACTGTAACCTCCAAAAGTTTTTTGCCTATTTTCCTTATTGTTATTATATGTGTCTAAATAATTTTTAAAAATAGCTACGGTCGAATCCAACTGATCTATGGAATTCTTCATCTCTGAAACTAGAGAAGGATCCATATTATCACAATTTTCTAGATTTAGCAAAGATATTTTTAAGTTATCAGATATTTCTTGTAATTTAATTATTATACCATTTATCAAATTAAAAATAGAATCAAGCACGATACTTATTTCTTGTAATCTATTTTGAAAATACTTTACTGTATCTACAATTTTACCATTGGCTTCTGACATTAGTGTAGATAATCCTAAAATCGTAAATATATTGGGCACAGCTAACAATTTCAAAAACTTATTAATTATCTTTAATACGAAAACTAATATTAAACAAACTTGTATAATAGTTCTGCCCAAGTTAACGTAAGATATTATTTGATTACAGACATTTTGAATGCTTGTTAAAGTTCTTAAAATACTCTTAATAGTTCTTGCAATTTTCTTTGGGTCAATTAGTTTATCTAATTTTTTTAGTTGTTCTTGTATTTCTCCTCCTGCAATATTATTAGCAAAACTGACTAAATCTTTCGGTGTTGATAGAGCTTGTATAGCAATACATACGTTTCTTGTTTTATCTATATAATCTAAAGCTTTTTTTACATCAGCTGATGCTAAATTTCTTGGATCTGAATATTGAGAGAAAAACGATAGTATATTATTTATACCGTTTTCAAATATGGTAATTTGTGGAAATGCTTGTAAAAGTTCAGGATTTTTGAATATCTCTTGAGAATTTACGCCTACTATATTTTCTAAAAACTGTCTTACGTCTGTTATTAAGTCTCCTAGCGCTGTTGTGCTTGCTATTGAATTAAAATCTGTATATTCACTATAGTATTTATCTATTAGCCCTTGTATATCATAAGCTGTTTTTTGCAATGTAAATTTTACTCTTCCATACGTAGTATTAATTTCTTGTCTATTTTTTAAAGGATCGAATTTACTACTTTGTACTGCGTTGCTAGACGCAATATACGTAAATAGAGAACATAAATCAATAGAAGAAAATAATTTTACTATATTTATAAGACCATAATCTAAAGGATTACTAAATTTTCCATTTTTGAGACCAAATTCAGAAGTGCCTTTTCCATAGTAATATTGATCTATCTTGTCTTCGATTTTTGTTACTATATCTTGTATAGTATGGCTTATTTTACCGAATCCCTCAGCAAGACTTTTACCGGGAGGCGGCGGAGTTTTGATTGCTCCCTGTAAAGTTTGTGCATTAACAGGATTATTTGGCACAGCAATAGTAGAAGGTGCGTTTCTTACGGATACTGGAGGATTATTTATGGAATTGTTTCCCATTATTTTGTAAATGTTACTTTAGATAATGGATATTGAGGATTATCTTTATTTTGTAATCTGGGTATTAGATTTTTACAAGTTGTATATAATTTATCTCCTGCCGCTTTAATTGCTAAAAAAGACGCTGCAGGACTTGTATCGGATACTCTTTGTAGTTGAGAAGCTAATGATTGTAAATCTGTAACAATATCTAAAAATTGTGATAAAAAGGTCTTGCCTAATAAAATAGGTTCTCCTTGAGTTGAGGCTTTGTGACCTAATTCTATTTTATCAGAATCTATTAAAATAGCATTTTTAGCGTCTAAATTGATAGTATCAGTAGAAGACAGCGCAACCATTTGTTTACCAAATAAGAAAATACCTTCGTTCTTCGAATGGACAAGAACTCTATCTGATGAGAGTATTATCTGTCTGCCTTTATATGGAAAATCTGGATCTAACATATTTTATATTCTATCGTTTTGAATTTCTTCGGTATTATTTTGAGAATTATTCGTAATTACATTTGTATTTACGGCATTTCTATCTTGATCTGCGGCTGATAGGAATTCGTTGGTTTTGAAATATCTTTCAGGGCGTTTAGCGTCTGCTACTTGAGGATTGTTAGCTTTACTAGTAGCATACGATCTTTTTGGAAATAGATTAATATCAGTCATTATAATGCTATGATCTTCTGTTAAATATATAGACGATCCGTCTTTATTAATATCTTCAAAAAAAGTAGGAGAATCCATTTCAGCAGAACTAGGGGATCTTTGTTTATTAGTGATAATAGTAATAGGTTTTCCATTATCGGTATTATCTGACCATGTATTGTATTTATTCATGTTTGGTACGCTAGATCCAAATCTAATAGATTGACCAAATCTACCTTGAATTATTATATCTCCCTCAAAAGGTCTAAGTTGTTTTACATTTATTTGTTCTTCGAAAGTAAATCCTTGAGCAACAGGAACGTTATCTATTTTTTCTTGAGAGTCATAGTCAGAAGAGATTCTGGTGTTTTTAACTTGTGCGGTAAAAACATCCAATCTTGGAAATACATTATGATGAGGATCTCCCCATGTAGAAAATGGTGGAAGATAGTAATAGTCTTGTTCTTTTGAACCGTCGTTCATATCTGAAGAAGGTCCAGAAAAAATTAAAACTTGTTCACCGATGTTAGGATAATGCCGAATATTTCCAAACATCGGATATGCCTTTCTTGAATTATTAGAGTTTGCGTTAGCACCTGATTTATTTATAAATAAGGGCTCATAGTATATTGCGCCTAAATCTTTTTCGCACGTGTAATCTGGATCTGCAATAGTATTTGTTTTTTGAGATCCTAATATAACTCTATTGACTCTGCCTACAAAAAATGGAGGTAACGAACCCTCAGCGCTTGCGCCATTATATACATCAAAAGCCATGTTAATTAATTAATTTTTTATCTTCTTTTGGAAGAATAGAGTTAACTTCACTAAATAACTGAGCTATATCTTTTTCAGAGAGTAATCCCGTATCTCCTTCTGAAGATTGAGCTTTCTCTGCAGCTTTTTGAAATAAATGAAGTATCTTCATAAGAACTTCATCATTTTTTAAACTAGAATCAAAAAAACCTTTTAATAGCGGAACTATAATGATGGCATCGCCTGGCGAAGATATTAATTCAGACAATCTCTCTATCTCAGAAGAAAGTTTATTTTCTTGAGTTTTGTGTTTGTCATAAACTTCTTTGACTAGATCTGAAATCTTTTTTCCTTTGAATATTTCTTTATCTAAATCCATTATTTTTTTATATAAATATCAATGGTCTATATTTTGTATGTAATGTTCTAATATTCGTTTATATACAGATTTTAGTTTTTTTATAACTTTTGTTATTGTTATAGAGGGAACGTCTGCTATTTCTTTTACATAGATAAAAATAGCTTTTTTATTGAATATGTCTATATTGTTTCTTTTCCTAAATATTTCAAGTATAGCATCTGCTGTCTTGAGATCTTCAGCTTTGTCAAACATTTCAAACATTTTATCATCTATTTCTTTTATAAACATGTCGATTACACCTAATCTATCTATATCATTAGATTCTGGCTTCTCAATAAGTAGATCTATGGTCTTCTCTTCGTTGTGAATTTCTTGAAAATCTGTTTTAGACAGTATTTTTTTATAGTTCTTTTGATTATAAAGTATCAAATATCTTTTTACTATAGTTCCAAAATACGAATATGCTTTTCCTTTCGATTGATCATATAAATCTATTTTTTGAAGTAAAAAAGATATTACTTCGTATTTAAGATCTTCGATATTATCTACGTCGGTGTAGTAAAATTTAAAAGTATGAATTATATTTTCAGCTAATTTGTAAAATGCATTATGTATTTTTTCATTATATAGCCTATTTTTTTCATCGTAGGTCTTAGCTACTCTATACGCTAATATCGCATTTTCAGTATCTTCAGTAAAATATACGTTTTTCGTTTTGGGCTTTCTTTTTCTCGGAGCTCCTTTTTTAGTCAATTGGACTATTTCTATTTCTTTATTATCACTCATTGGTTAAATAGTCTTTTATTTGCGATTGTATTTGTTTTACCGAATCGAATAGGGCATGCAATTCAGGATCAGATTGAACCCAAATAGTAGAATCTATTTTTTCTACTGCTTTATCGATTTCTTTTATCGTAGAAAGCATAGTATCAATAAAGTTATTTTGTTTTATAACAGCGTTTTCTAACTTTTTATTTTTATTAAACAAATTATAAATAATAAAAGATAAAATTGTAATTGGCCAAAGTATGACCATGATTATTGTAAACATATTTTATTTATTTTGATTTTCAATTCTTGAAGCTGCGAGATCAGCTTGATGAACAATATATGGTAAATTAGATTTCAATTCAGAGTCTGGTGAGTATGTTATATAATACGCCTTATTAGATTCTTCATATAATCCATCGTGGAGTTTAATAGTTAAAAATTCATTTTCAGAAACGTATATTCCCGCTTTTTGCAAATAATACAAACTTCTATCAGCAATTCTCATATGGGTCATAGTGTTATTATACTTATAATGAGCGCCTTGGTTTTTAATATGCCATTCTGAATCATTAGGAATATAGAATGGTTGATCATTTGTTCCTAATTTTCCGAGATCGTGATTCAAACAAGAAAACACCAATTCTTCTAAAGTATAATTTTTCTTTTGATTGAATTTATCCCATACCCTATCTATAACTAATGCCATTTCTGTAACTCTAAGTACATGATCTAAGTATCCTCCTGGAAAACAATTATGATGTGCTTCTTTTGTTGAAGCAGGAGAATCAACCAGAGTCTGTTCTATAGATTTATAGAATTGAATCAATTGATCTTTACGAGTTCCAGTAACGTACTTGTCAATATATTCGTAGAATTTATTAACGTTATCAAGCATCTGTTCAGCTGTTAATTTAAATTTCATAACTCTTTTTATTTTAATTTACGCATTTTTAATGATAGTTAACATATTATCTATCGAGTGTACGTACGTTATTATGGTTGTACTATTTAAATTTTTAATTTGATTTAATTGATTAGCTTCCTTAGCGAAGCAGATTAATATTCTTTTATTAGGATACGATTCAATAATGCACATTGGATATGTATTGCATTTTGCCATGTTTTCTAACTTATCACATGTCGGTTCTTCTGTTGTGCACAATATCTCGTTATACTTAATATACGAATGAGTTAATTCATTTTTTAATCTATCGCAAATAGGACAACCTTGAAGAGTATATATTGTTATTTTGTTTTTCATATAAAAAATTTTATTGTTAGTCTAATTCTTCTTCGTCGCCATCATCATCAAATTCGGGGTCATATATTGCTAATAGCAGAGTCCACATTTTTTTTTCTTCATCATTCATTTCATCGAATGAAATAGATAAGTATTTGTAGATAGCATCAAGTTGTTCTTCTGTTATTTGTTGCTGTTGCATAGACATAAATATGTTTACAGGGTATTTGACCCATTTTACAAGTGATGATGATATTGTTTTTCGTTTTTAACTTATTTACCAATGCCCTGCGGAAATTTACCCCGTCGATTTAATATTATGTCGAAATTCATTGGCTTTTCGTTAAGAACTATATTTGTATACCTGACGCATTGTTGCCTTGATCTTAGCGCCGAGTAGCGAAAACACTCTTTATTCTGCAACTCGCTCATGGAATCTCACCAAGCTACGGTACAGAGCATAAAGTTTCGCAATTTACATAAATATACTACAATATTTTGATAAAAAAAAATAATTTTTAAAGTACATAGAAAAAAAAGTTTTTTATTTCGAGATAAAAACAGTATATTAGTATTATGGATAATAGTAAATACATACTTGGCTTATTGGAATCTGTTCTGGGTAAAGCAAAACCCGATAAAAATAAAATGGACCACATGTTCCATTGTCCTATATGTAAACACAAAAAACCAAAACTTGTTGTAAACATAGTAACTGGGCAATATAATTGTTGGACGTGTCATCCCGCTACTAAAGGTAAAACTCCAGTAACCTTATTTAAAAAATTAGAAGTTCCTGCTGATAAAATACTAGAAATGAAACAGTATTTTAAAGCCGATAGAACCTCTCTTGATAACTACAACCCAACAAAAGTAACACTACCAGAAGAATTTGTATCGCTTAGTATAATACCAAAAGGTATAAATTTAGAATACAGACACGCTATGGCGTACTTAAAACAAAGAGGTATATCTATAGAAGACATAAGAAAATACAACATTGGATATTGTGCCTCAGGTAGATATAGAAATCGTATCATTGTGCCTTCATACGATAAAAATGGACAGCTAAATTATTTTATTGCTAGATCATTTGAAAAAGATCCATTCCTAAAATATGATGCTCCAAGCTGCTCCAAAACAGAAATTATAGGCTTTGAGTATCTAATAAATTGGAAAATACCTGTAATTCTTTGCGAAGGTTCATTCGATGCGATTGCGATAAAAAGAAACGCTATTCCTTTATTCGGAAAAACTATTCCAAAAGCCCTTATGATGAAACTAGTTGAATCCGATGTTAAAACAGTATACATAGCATTAGATAATGATGCTTTAAACGAATCAATGACGTACGCAGAAAGTCTAATCAATATGGGAAAAGAAGTATATCTTATGGAATTAGACGGAAAAGATCCTGCAGACATGGGTTTTGAAACAATTACTAAACTTTTACATAGAGCAAAACAGCTCACATTCTCAGATTTACTCATTAAAAAAATGCAACTCGCATGATAAACAAATCAAGTAACATTTTTAAAAACAAACACTTAAAAATGATGGTCGAAACAGACCCCGATCTAAGACAGATAACACTTCCTGATGCTAGGTATTATCAAAGATCTCCAGGAGTATTTTATCCCTCAGTCACAACAATCCTTGGCTATTTTCCGAAAGGCGCTTTCTTCGAAACTTGGTTAAAAGATTCTGGTCACAACGCAGATTTCATTATGAGACGAGCGGGCGATGAAGGTACGCAAGTACACAATGCTGTAGAAGATATTTTAAGAGGTAAAGAAATAAGGTGGATTGAATCAGACGGTCACGTAAATTACAATACCCACGTTTGGAAGATGATTTTAAGTTTTTACGATTTTTGGAGCACTTACAAACCCAATTTGATTCTATCAGAAGAATTTATGTATTCCGATCAATACAAGTATTCTGGCACACTAGATTTATTAGTTGAATTAAATGGAAAAAAGTGGATCATAGACGTAAAAACTTCTACTGCTATACACACAAGTCATTTTTTACAAATGTCTGCTTATGTTAAAGCTTACGAAGAACGTTATTTACAGAAAATAGATAATGTGGGTATATTATGGTTAAAATCTGCAAAAAAAGGACCGGATAAAACTGGAAAGAGAATACAAGGATCAGGTTGGGAATTAAAAGAGGGAGACAAATCGATAGATGATTACTTTCAAATGTTCTTGCACACGTATGAAACATATAAAATGATGCATCCAGAACAAGAAATTGAAATGTTAACTCTACCCAACTCTATAAAGCTCTAGGTTTAAATATTTATAAGCATGATAAGGTTAAGTAGTCTACTTTTAGAAGCTATTGGCAGTCCCATAGCTATATTTTTAGCGGGTTCTGCCGGAGCTGGCAAATCTACATTTAGGAGAGAATTTTTGGATTCCATTGCAGACTTTACAGTGTTAAATATAGACGATGAATATGAGTCTTTGTTACAAAAAGCCAATCTTCCATTAGATGTTAGAAAGTTTAAAGGCGTGGAAGATCTATCTATTGGTAATATTGCTATGTCACAAGCTCAAAAGATTCATAGATCGAAATATGAGAAATCTAAATCTGATATGTCTCATATTATAATTGATGGAACAGGAGCGTCTTCTAGAGAAATCTTAAAAAAGAAAAAAGAACTAGAAAATCTAGGATATAGAACAGCTATGATTTTGATTTTTGTTCCACCGGATATATCGCTTTACAGAAATATCAAAAGAGGAGATGAGGGCGGTAGAACACTTCTTCCATCAATAGTATTAAATAGTTGGTCAGCCATGTTTTCTAATATAGATTTATATAAAAAAGAATTTGGAGATTATTTTATGCTATACAAAGCATACAAACAAGGAGAAGAAATATTTCCTGATTTTGATCCATCTAATCCTGAAATTAAAAAACAATTTTTTGATCCGTTCAAAGTAAAAGGAAAAGAAAAAACTCCTGAAGAAAGGGCAAAAATGAATCAAAAAATAAAAGATCTAAACGATTTAATAAAATCTCAAATGAGCAAAATAAAAGATCTTGATTTTGACGATCCATCTGAAATAAAAACCAAAATAAATAGATTGGCAAATGCGTGATTACAGTCAAATAGGAGTAGAAATAATTAAAGAAATACTTAAAGAGGTGAATGATGCTACGGGACCATGTTTTTTTCCTGGGAAATTTAAGCCTCCTCATAAGGGTCATTTTGAAGCTGCTAAATACTTAACTGAAAGACCCTATATAAATAAAGTTTATGTTGTTATTAGCAATGTAACTAAATTTGGAATAACAGCTAAAGATAGTCTTCAAATATGGCAAGACTATTTAGAAGCCGAGCCTAACGATAAAATAGAAATTAAAACTTCTACAGAAGGCACCCCAATAAAAGACATATTTAGATTCGCATCTCAAAATCCAGAACTAAAAAGTATATATGTAGCTGCAGCGAAAGAAGAGGTTGATAATTTAGGTTATTTTAATAAACTACAAGAACAATTTCCAAACATAAAAAAAGAAGTGATCCCAGATCAATTTGGTCGAATATCAGCAACTCAAATGAGAGATACTGTTAAAGATGGAAATTTTAAAAAGTTTTCTGAATTTGTACCAACAAGCGCGTACAATAAAGGAAAAGCTAAAGAAGTTTTTGGATTATTAACAAAAATTTTAGAAAAATAAATGGACTCTCAACAAAAAATAGATATAATAAGAGATTTTATAGATTATTGTCAAACAAACTTAGAAATAGAGCATTTACCTAAGATAAGTTTTACTGAAGATAGGCAATGGGCGACATCAATTCACAGCTTTGGGCAATATGCTAATAATCAAAAATCTCTTCAAGTCTATATTGGAAACAGAAATTTAGCTGATATATTAAGAACGCTTTCTCACGAACTAGTTCATCATAGGCAAAACGAATTGGGAATGTTAAATTCTAGATCTGGAGATACTGGATCTGAGATCGAGAACCAAGCAAACTCTATATCAGGAATTCTTATGAGAAATTACGGAAAAATCAATGAGTTGATATACGAATCCAAATTAAAATTTATGGCAGAATCTATAATCACTTCTAGATTTACTATATATTGTGATATGGACGGAGTCTTAACTGATTTTGATGCTCAATTTGATCATTATTATGGAATGACAGCAAGAGAGTACTCTCAGATGAAGGGTCCAGAACTAATGAAAAAAGCAGTAGACGATGTCGGATTGGATTATTGGGCAAAAATGCCATTATTTCCTGGAGCACTTCAATTATGGTCGTATGTATCTAAATATCAACCAATAATTTTATCTAGTCCAAGTACTTTTAAATACGCAAAAAAGGGAAAGTTAATTTGGATACGAGAAAATTTACAACCATCACCGAGTCAAATACTATTTAGACAGACAGGACGCAAAGAAGAAGCTATCCAGGGACTTCCAGAGACTGAAATAAGAAAGTCTATTCTTATAGACGATTACTACAGAAACCTAGCTCCATGGAAAGCAATAGGAGGCATCGGGATCACTCATAAGAGCGCAGAACAGACTATAAACATATTAAAAAAGTTTAGATTATGATTGAATTAACTAATATATTGAAAGAAGCACAGGATAATATTGGTAAAAATGATACCACTGTTGTTCATGGTATTTACGATCCTGACTATTCTGATTACGGTCTAGTATTATTTAATAGTCCAAAACAAGTTAAGGATTTCGCTATATATGGATTAAAAAATTCAGAATTACTTAATGGGAAAGATTTTAAGACAAAATATATTGAGTTTAATAATAAAAAATTACAAAAAGTTACTTATACTAAAAAATTAAACATAGGTAGCAATCTTGGAGAAGGCGAATATTGGTGCACAAATGAATCATGCATCGAAATCTATTCAGGAGAAACACCAGATAGTAGAGTATACGCTAAATACGTAGACAAAATCGTAGATCGAGAATTACCTGATAATCTTAATATATTAGTAAAAGAAGGATTTGTTGATGACATAAGATTTAGTTAATATGATTAAATTAATAGACATACTAAAAAATAAAGATAAATCGAACAAATAATTTTACTATAAAAAATAACGTTATGAATCAATCAACACTAAAAAAAGAATTTTCACAAAGTACTGTACAAAGAATGAGAAATATCATCAGTAATAAAGCTGGCGATAGAACTCAAATTCAAACAGGCTGGGAAAAGCACAAACAAGATTATCAAGAAGGAGATATTTGGGAAGATAGTGGTAAAACATGGACAATAAAAAACGGTATTAAACAAACAATAACTAAACTAGACAATTTAAAAAAATTAGTAGTTCTTCCATTGACTTGTCCAAACTGTAAAACGCCATTTAAAGTTCACGACGCTAATAAAAAAATGTATTCTATTCACGGAATGTGTTTAAATTGTGTTGTAGAAAAGGAAACAAAATTAAAAATTGAAGGAAAATATCAAGAATATGAAAAAAGCATTTTAAATCAAAATAAAAATGCAAGTTTAGAGGAATTTGAAATGGGGTTAGAAGCGTGGATGAATGAAAATGAATCCTTTGTAACCGAAGCAGGAGACGTAGAGAATTGGGGTAAGGTGGATAAGACTAAAATGTACGAACAAATAAAAACAAACATAGAAAAATTAAAAAAGATCAATATTTAAAATATTTATTAAAAAACAAATTAGTAATGCCCTATTCAATTGATCATAAAAACAAGTGCGTATATAAGAAAAATTCAGATGGAACTCGCGGAGAGAAAGTTGGTTGTACTAAAGGAAGTTTAAAATCTTATGTTGCAGCTTTACAAATACACGCAGAGTCTAAACAATACATTAAAAAGAAACTTATAAAAGAAATGGACGATCAAAAAAATCCTGAAATAGTTGAACCAATTGATGGCGCTATAACTCAAATATATGCTGTTCAAAAACCTTATGCAGGCTGCGAATTAACAAGTCTAGTTCAACCTATAGATCCTCTTTTAGGAATAGGCGCAGGTCATACTGTAGTTTCAGACCAAGTACACGCACTTTTTGCAGATGAACACACTGCTCAAAAAATAGCTACAGAATTATACGAAGATTATATAGAAAAACAAGCTGCTTTAGAAGAGAAAAAAGATACAACAGCTAAGAAGATTAAATCGACTGTTGACGCATTAGAGAAAAAAAGAAAAGAGCATATGGATGCAGCTAAAGAAGATCCTAAAAATGCAAGCAAACATCGTCAAGAAATAGCTGTATTGGCTAATAAGATAGATGATCTAATGACTAAATTAGAAAAAATAGAAAAATCTAAAAAATCTATTGAGGAAAAATTAGATGAAGGGTTTTTCGATAGATTAAAAGCTAGCATAAAAGGAACAGGAGCTCAAGCTTCTACTACTTTTGGAAATTTTAAGGCTTTTTTAAAAGGAGATAAAGCTGCAATAAAAGACCCGGTTCTTGCTAAAAACATGGCAGTGTTGCAACAAAAAGCGAAAACACTAGATGCGCAACTAGCTGATGTGATGAAGGATATATCAAAATTGTTTCCTAAAGAAACATTAGAAAAAGCTCCTGTAGAATTTAAAAATATATTAAGTAACTATACTACGCTTTTAGACAAGACTAAAGTAGCTAACAACTCTATATCTACTGGAAATGTAGCGAGCACTACGGCGCCTGCTAAAGTACCACCGCCGCCGCCTCCGCCACCACCGCCAAGCGCGTCTAAGAGTGCGCCTCCAAAATCTACAACTGCGCCTCCAAAATCTACAACTGCGCCTGCAAATAAATCTGGAGTAAAAGCAAATCCAAATAAGCCATTAGTTCCTTCTAAAGATGGAAAAACTACATACTACGGAGGAGTTAAATATAGCATACAAAAAGATGATAAAGGTATGTTTATAAAAACACCGAAAGGCGCAATAAGATTAAAAACTCAACAATCTAAAGATGTTATTAAAGAAATAGGAAATACGTCTAATGTTCATCCTTGGGTATTAAGAGCTATGGAAGAATTGAAAAGCGATTTAGATTTTTATTTGGGAAAAAACAATCAATACGCTGGTTCTAGTATCGATTTTAAATTGCTTAAAAGCAAAATGAATGATTTAGTTAAAATGATTAATACTTACAATAAACAATAACACAAAAAATGGAACAATACGTAAAATTTATATCTACCCTATTCGCGAGTAGAACTCAAGCTCACATATTTCATTTGCAAACTAACTCATTCGCTGTACATAAAGCTCTTAATGAATATTATGAAGAGATTGTAGGTCTTACAGACGGTCTAGTAGAAAGTTTTCAAGGCAGATATGGTATTATTAGAGGATATTCGAGTCCTGCAACGTTTAAAGAAGACGATCAAGTAATAACATATTTTGAAGCTCTTTGTAAATACGTTGAAAGCACTAGACAGTCTCTACCTCAAGATAGCTATATCCAGAATGAAATCGATAATGTTGTTAACTTGATAGAGTCAACTAAATATAAACTTAAATTTTTGCATTAAGATATGCATCACCACGAATTAAACGAAGGCGAATTCTGTCCAATGTGTTTGAAAGAATATATTTTAGAACACATTAATAAATTAGAAGAGGCAGAATATAAAGGTAGATCTGTTCCTTTGGGAAAACCAATGGCAGGAGATGTCAAAAAGTTTAAAGTGTATGTAAAAAATAATAAAGGCAACGTAGTTAAAGTAAACTTTGGTCAAAAAGGGGTTAGAATAAAAAAGAATAATCCAAAAAGACGCAAAAGTTACAGAGCGAGACACGGATGCGATAAAAATCCTGGTCCTCGTTGGAAAGCTAACTATTGGTCTTGCAGAAAATGGTAAAAAATAAAAAAATACAAATATGAAAGAAAAAATCATGCTTAAATTAATATGCGATCCTTTTATGTTAGGATTAATATTAGCTTTACAAGCCTCAACATCGACTTCAACAGAACAATTATTAGATGACGCAGCTCAATCAGCGATTAATGATCATCCTGGAAATACGAATTTGGATCAATTAGTTAATTATGCAGGCGATTTTATTCGTGTGCAATTAGGCATGCAATAATTTAAAAAATGAAAAATATGTATAGTCTAAAACAGCTTCTAGAGATAGGAGATTATTCAGCTGCTACAACTACTAGAACAGGTATAGATCCTGAAACAGGAAAAATATCTTGGGACGTATCATATAAGCCAGACTTTAATAGAATATTTAAAAAACTAGATGAAGTTATTGATAATATAAAGAAAGCAGAAATAGATGAACAAATAAAAGATCCAATTATAGAGCAAAATATAAAAGCTTTAAAAACGGTGAGAAGATCTTTAGAAAAAAGAGTAATCGAAAAATACCCAGAATTCTTAAAATAAAAAAATGAAGCAATTAATAAATGAAATTTTAAGATTTCAAAAATTAGCTGGATTAAATAGCCAAGATTTTAAAAAAAATTTAATTTCTATGTTAATTGAAGCAGAAAGAACAAAGAGCGGAGTAAAAGTAAAATCTGCTTATTTGACAAAAAACAAATCTGCGATGAAAAGAGAGATAGATAGAGTTAAAAAATTAAAATCGGACGATCCATCAGCATACGAAAAGTGGGATGCAGATTATTCAGATAAAAATAAAACCAAAAAATATAAAACAAAAAAATCGGCTGCTACTACAGCATACGAAAAAAGATTTGGAAATAAAAAATGATAAGTCTATTAAAACTATTACTCGAATACGATGATAATGTCGAAAAAGCATTATCTAATAAAGCTAAAGCTACTGGAATATCTAAAACGATATTAAAACAGGTTTATGAGAAAGGACTAAGCGCATGGAAAGGAGGTCACCGTCCAGGAGTTTCTCAACATCAGTGGGCTATGGGCAGAGTAAACTCTTTCGTAACCGGTAAAGGCGGATCTAGAAAAGTCGATAAAAAACTTTGGAAAAAAGCATCAAAATCTAAGAAAAAAAATAAGAAAAAATGATAAAGCTACAAAATTTATTAAGCGAAGTATCTTATGAAAAATCAGGGTTGGAAAATCCTAATTTGGCAGATAGAGATAAAGACAAAAAAATATCTTCGTGGGAAAAAAAAGTTGCTAAAAATATAGAAAAAAATCTAGATGAAGAGGGCGATACCTACAATATAGGTATGAAGAGATATACTACATCTAAACCAACTCTATCTCAAGACATGTGTAATGAATGTGGAGGAATGATGTACGAAGATATGTGTTTAGAATGCGGATGGGATACTGAAGAAGAGTCGCCGTCATACGATGGAGGATACGAACATGAAGAGAGCGGTCAAGATCACGAAGTGGGAATGGCGCAAAACTTACTTAAAGATATTGTTAGCAACGCTTCTGAACTAATGAATAAGATAGGAGATGAGGAAATAAATCTACCAGGTTGGATACAGGATCACATATCTAAAGCTCAAAATTATATTAGTCAAGCAAATGTGGGATACCACGAACTATAATAACGAATGGAAAATTTAGAATTATTAAAAAGACTGCTTCTTCAAGAAGAAGAAAACGATTCAGAAAGAATGGAAACTTCTCCAAAAACTTTTGAAGATGATCCTATGAACTTCATTTTGGATAAGTATGATAATCTAAAAGAGATAATGTCCGAATTGATGTCAGACGATTTCAAAGAACTACTTACTGGAATCTATATACTCGCGTATAAACCATCTACTTTTAAAATATTACTTCATAACGGTCAGTTTTTCTTTATGACTTTTATGGGAGAAGCGTATCAAGCAACAGTATCAGGAAAAAATTACTTCTTATTAAATACTGGAGAAAAACAAAGAGCTATGTTAGCAATCGCTAGATTGCTTAGATGGGGAAGTCCACTTAAAGTCAAAGGGCCAGAAGGAGCAGAACAAGCCGGCGCTGAATCAGGAGAAGCTCCTGCAGAAACTCCACCAGCAGAGGGTTCAGAAACTACAGCAGATACAGGAGAAGAAACAAGCACTTTAGAAGAAACAAAAATATCATCAGAAACAGTAAATATGAAAAAAACAGATATTCTAAAACTATTATTAGAGATTGATGTCAGTGGACAAGACGCAGAAACTCTAGGCGTTGAATTATGGAATATGTCATTAAATAATAAAACAATTCCAAAAGAATATTCTAAATACGAAAGTGTATTTAATGAACTTAAAAAGTATTCCACTAAATATAAAGTAGAAATAGAGCAATACTCGGGTCAAAGAATAGCAACTACTAAATTTTGGGAAGAAGAAACCGGTAAAACAAAAGATGAACCAAAAACAGATTTAATATCAAAAGATAGAAAAAAATTAAGATTATCAGCAAAAAAAGGACCCGCTCAATTAATGAGTGGAGTAAAAGCCGAATCTAAAGCTACAGTTTTAGCAGCTGCAAGAACAGTTGGATTAGATGCACAAATAAAAACTCGTTTAATGAAAGAGATAGGCAAGTTAGCTGATACAACAAAGACTGATAAATTAAATACCGCAGAACTTAGAAAAACAGATATAAAAAATATAAAATCGAAAGTAAATATAGAAGCTAAAAAAATATTAGATTCTGCAATTAAAGCAAATGCAACACTACAAAAAGATTTAGATGATTTATTTAACAAAAATAAAAATTTTAAAAAAGCATTTGTATATGAAGCAATGACAGGAAGAGAGAAATTTGGCGTTGGATCACCAGCAGAAGCTAATTATGTTATAGCTTTTAGTAATGATTTTAATCATGTTAAATTTGAAGATATATCAAATATGTCCTCTCCTATAGTAAGTAAAATTTCAGATAAAACCAAATTATCAGTTAGTTTTAAATCAACGTCTCGTAAAAAAGACGGAGAAAAAATAGGTTATAACTTTTTTTCAACGATAAGATTAGGATTAGAAGATTTAGTGGCTAAACAAGATAAATTAAAAGAAGCTTTAGATAACAATGTTATTATTGAAATTGATATAATGGGAAAAATAAAAGAGTTCCTAATTTATTTACAAGAAAAATTCAATGGTATCATAGATTATATATCGAAAGGATACGAAAAGTTAAAAGAATTAATGAAAGAGGGATTAGACGCTATATTACAATTTTTAGGATTTGATATAGATGTTAATTACAATAATGAAATAGATTTCTATAATTCAATATAATACAAATGTCATTCGATTTACAAAAATACTTAATAGAAAATAATCTTACTCTAACTGGAAAAATAAGACTGTTCGAAGAAGATCAAGAAGAGGCTTCTGAACCTACAGAAGACGATATGAAGAGTACAGATAAAGAAATGAGAGACTTAGATAAAAATAAAAAAGAACTAGAAAAATTACAAGCAAAAGCAAAAGATATTATTTTTAAGTATACAATAGATACTCCTCAAGGCAGAAAAATAAAAGGCAGTATTTCTGATTACAATAAAGCAATTGGAGATATTCCTAATAAAATAAAACAGCTAAAAAAGAAAATAGATGCCGTTGAAAATCCAACCTCTTCAGATACAGAAGATTAATTATAAACTTATTGCTTATATTATATTAGGCGTAATAGCAGTATATGGTATCATATGGATTGCAACTCGCAAACCACAAATGCCTGCTGATATTAAAGCAACAATCGATTCGTTAACCAACGTTAATAAACAACTAATAGAACATCAGAAACAAATCGATAGTACTATTCGCGTTTACGAAGCTGAAGTTAAACAGGTCGATTATCAAATAGATAATATCAAAGAAAAAACTACGATTATCAAAGAATACTATCATGAACAGAGTCAGCAAGTAAATAATTATACTCCTACTGAATTAGACTCATTCTTTAAAGCAAGATACAATTACTAATGAAAAAAATATTAATCATAGCATTGATTTTACTATCAGTTATGAGTAAAGCGCAACAAGTACCCACATACGATAGTTTAGGTAATGTCTACTATTCAGTAGAAGATACACTTAAGTTGCCATATTCAGTAGCGAAAAAAATCGCTAAAGACCTAATTAGTGGAGACAGCGCTAAAGCCGTTCTTGAGTTAACAAAAGAACAGCTAGTTTTAACTGAAAACAAGATAGTATTAAAAGATAGCATAATTGCTGAGCACAATAAAAAAAGCATTGCATACGAAGAGCGCATAAAGAATGAACAATTGAAATTTGACACACAAGACAAATGGGTTGATCAATTACGCAAGCAAAATAAAAAACTTAAAGCAAAGCTGTTATTCACTAAAATATCTATGAGCGCTATAATAGGCACGATAGGATATTTGTTTATCACCAAATAAATATACAGTTGCATTGACCGAATAAAATATATATTTATAAATTAAAAGCCATTCGTGTCTGAGCAATTAAGTATAAAAGAAAAAATAAAAGAAGAGTTCATTAAATGCGCTCAAGATCCTGTGTACTTCATGAAGAAGTACTATACGATTCAACACCCGCAAAGAGGACGACAACTATTCGATCTATATCCTTTCCAAGAAAAAGTACTTCGATTATTTCAAAAATATCCTGATTCAGTCATCAATAAATCTAGACAATTAGGTATCTCCACTCTAGTATCAGCATATTCGCTATGGTTAATGATTTTCAATAAGGATAAAAATATCCTAGTAATTGCAACCAAGCAAGATACTGCGAAAAACATGGTAACTAAAGTACGATTTGCGTACGATAATTTACCGGTTTGGTTAAAAATAGGAACTGGAGCAACTGAAAATAACAGACTTAGTTTGCGTTTGGCAAACGGATCTCAAATCAAAGCTGTATCTGCTGCTGGTGATTCTGGTCGTTCTGAAGCAGTGTCTCTACTTGTAATAGATGAAGCTGCGTTTATCGATAATATAGATACTATATACACTGCGGCCAAGATGACTCTTGCTACGGGAGGAGGATGCATAGCACTTTCTACTCCAAATGGTGTCGGTAATTGGTTTCATAAGACGTACACGTCAGCACAAAAAGGAGATAATAATTTTATACCTATATCTCTGCCTTGGACAGTGCATCCTGAGAGAGATCAGTCTTGGAGAGATATGCAAGATGTAGATCTTGGCAAAAGAAACGCTGCTCAAGAATGCGATTGCGACTTTTTAAGTTCGGGTAATACAGTAATAGATCCCGAAGTTCTAACTTGGTACGAAAAGAACATGATATGCGAACCTCAAGAAATGAGAGGTCCAAATAGAGCATACTGGATATGGGAATATCCAGATCCTATGAAGTATTATACAGTAATAGCAGACGTTGCTCGTGGAGACGGATCGGATTATTCGGCATTTCATGTCATAGATATAGAAACTATGACTCAAGTTGCTGAATACAAATCTCAAATAGGCACAAGAGATTACGCAAATGTACTTATTGCGGCAGCTACAGAATATAATCAAGCTTTATTAGTTGTAGAAAATGCAAATATCGGTTGGGACGTAGTACAATCTATTATAGAAAGCGGATACTCAAATATTTATTATAGTCTAAAAACAGAGGGCAATTCTGATTTCAGTACGTATTTAAACAAATTTGAAAGATCCGATGGATTGGTTCCAGGTTTTACGATGTCTCAAAGAACTAGACCTTTGGCGCTAGAAAAAATGAGAGAGGTTATAGAAACCAAAGTTGCTGTAATAAAATCAGTAAGATTACTTGAAGAACTTAGAGTTTTTGTTTGGAAAAATAACAAACAACAAGCGATGGGGGGATATAACGATGATTTAGTAATGAGTTTTTCCATGGCAATGTATCTAAGAGAAACATCACTAAGATATAAAAAAACAGCAGAAAGTTTAACATATAGCGCTTTAAATAATTATTCAAAAACAACAGGCGATATGCCTTTATATAACTCAAATAGTCACGTTAATCAAAATTCTTGGACCATGCAGATTAATAATCCTGGAGGCCAAGAAACTCACGATTTAACGTGGTTAATATAATTTTTTTAATATGGCAGAACAACAAAGACAGAATAATTTATTTTCTACACTTAGAAGATTATTCTCTACAGACGTAATAATTAGAAACGATGGAGCCGGCTCACTCAAAGTAATAGACGTTGATCGTATTCAGAATAATGGCGTAATTCAAAATAACTCTCTAGTTGATAGATTTCATAAGATATATACAACTTCTACAGCATATGGAGTCAATCTTAATCTAGCACAGAACTACCAATCTGCCAGGATTCAAATCTATGCTGATTATGACGCTATGGATACTGATGCAATAGTAGCATCAGCCTTAGACATTATAGCTGACGAATGTACGCTTAAAAACGAACAGGGAGAAGTTCTACAAATCAGATCTTCTGATGAAAATATACAAAAAATCTTATATAACTTATTCTATTCGGTGCTTAACATAGAATTTACTATGTGGTCGTGGATAAGAAATATGTGTAAGTACGGAGATTTTTATTTGAAAATGGAGATAGCAGAAAAATACGGAGTTTACAACGTTATTCCTTTCTCTGCTTACAATATTATTAGACAAGAGGGATACAATCCGACTAATCCAAATGAGGTGCGTTTCAAATATGATCCTCTTGGAGCTCTAGGAACCACATCAGGATTTTCTTCCGCATACAACAACGAAGATCCAGGAGTGTATTTTGATAATTACGAAATAGCACATTTTAGATTAACAGGAGATGTTAATTATCTTCCATACGGAAGATCTTATCTAGAACCCGGAAGAAAATTATTCAAACAATACACTCTTATAGAAGATGCGATGTTAATACATCGTATAACAAGAGCCCCAGAACGTAGAACATTTTATGTGAATGTTGGTGCAATTCCACCTAACGAAGTAGAAAATTACATGCAGAGGATGATAAGCAAAATGAAAAAAACTCCTCTCATAGATCCTCAAACAGGAAACTATAATTTAAAATATAATCAACAAAATCTGTTAGAAGATTTCTTTATTCCTGTTAGAGGCGGAGACAACACAACTAGAATAGATACCGCAAAAGGATTGGAGTATAACGCTATTGAAGACGTAACATATTTTAGAGAGAAATTATTTGCTGCTCTTAAAATACCTAAAGCTTTCATGGGTTACGAAAAAGATTTAACCGGTAAAGCTACTTTAGCTGCTGAAGACATTCGTTTCGCTAGAACTGTAGAAAGAATACAAAGAATTATCGTATCTGAATTAACAAAGGTGGCTCTAGTTCACTTATACGCTCATGGATACACAAACGAATCTGCCGCTAACTTTACTCTTTCACTAACAAATCCATCTATAATATACGAACAAGAGAGAATTGCTTTGTTTAAAGAGAAAGTAGCTCTTGCAAAAGACGCTATGGACGGTAATTTACTGCCTAAAGATTTTATTTACGATAAAATATTCCAATTCTCAGAAGATCAATACGCGGAAATGGAAGATTTAATTGCAGAAGATAAGAAAAAAGCATTCAGATTGAAACAAATCGAAGAAGAGGGTAATGATCCAGCAGAAACAGGTCAAGTATTTGGCACTCCACACCAATTAGCGAGTCTATATGGAGGCAAAGGAGACGGACCTCTAGATATTCCTACTGGATACGACGAAACAAATGTTCAAGATGGACCTGGAAGACCGAAAAAATACCAATCTAAAATAGGTACAGACGACTCAGCATTTGGAAGAGATGCTCTAGGCAAAAAAGATATGAAATCAGGTAGTACTCCTGAAGATTCCATGAAAGTCCAGTACAAAGGCGGTCCATTAACATATGAAAGCGCAATGGGTGAATATATTAGAAATAAAGCTATGTTAGATGCTATGGGTAGAAAAACAAAACTATTCAATGAACCATCTTTATTAAGCGAAGATAATATAAAATCAGATTTACCGTAACCTATCATATATTTATTAGTAGTATAATCTAAATAAATGATTAAACATTCAAAATATCGTAATACCGGAATTCTATTTGAATTGCTGGTTCGACAAACAACATCAGATTTGCTCAATAACAGAGATTCTAAATCTGTAAAAATTCTAAAAAAGTATTTTACGAATACAGAATTAGGAAAAGAATACAGCTTATATAACACTCTAGTAACTAGTCGTAAGCTAAGCGAAGCAAAAGCCGAGATTCTAATTTCAACTCTAATTGAGCAATATAAAAAATTAGATTACGAAAAGATTAATAAGTTAAAATATAATCTTATAAAAGAAATTAAGTCTAATTACGAATTAGACGATTTTTTTAAAGCTAAAATTGGAAATTATAAGCAATATGCATCTTTGTATACTATATTTGAATCTCAAAATAGTAAATCTATTGATACAAAACAGCTTATTCTAAATAAAATAACTCTATTAGAGCAATTAACAGACGAGTCTATTGTTGATAAAAAAGCTCCACAATCTATCATGGAAGATTTCATGAAAGAAGATAAAGAAGTTAGATTACTCGCTTACAAAATGTTGGTTGAGAAATTCAATGATAAGTACGAAAGTCTTTCTGACATTCAAAAGTCCGTATTACAGCAATACATAAATAGTATATCTGATACCAAGTCTCTTACTAAATACTTAAACGAAAGAGTAATAGAAGTTAAAGCAGAATTATCAAGATTATCTAAATCCACTCCAGATAAAGTTTTAAAAATAAAACTACAAGAAGTTTTAAAATTAGTAAAACCTTTAGAAGAAAACAAATCTATAAAAGACGAACAAATTGTAGGTATATTACAGTGTTATGATTTAATCGAAGAAATAAAAAGAGCAAATGTCTAAAAAACAAAAATACGAATTCAATCAACAGTCTGCTACTCTTAGATTAAGACAACACATTAACGAAGGTAGAGTAATGTTTACCATAGATGATGAAACCATAGACGGCTTATTTAATAAACAATTTGAAGCCGATGTTGATTATATTCATGATGGACCCGATGTCTATTATGTAACTGATCAAAATGATCTTCAGAAATTTGTAGATTACGTAGAAAGCCTTGGATTGGATGCTGATATGATACAAGTTCAACAGTATTTTAAAGAGGAAGGAGGAGTTACAAGTGGAGGAGAAGCATATCTTCCTGCTATGAATGTTTCATCTAAAAAACAAAATCCATTTAAAGAAAATAGACAAGAATTTTTTATTCAAGTTGATGTTAGAGACGCTAAAAGAGCACTTGCTATTATAGACGATTCTTATTCTTTAAGCAACACTATAAAAAAGAGAGGATCAGATGTATATACTACATTTGATGTAATGGCGGCAGAAGAATTAATTGATTCTTTAAAACAAAATGAAATAAAAAATAAAAATAACGTTGAAGGATATGTTGATGAAGATGTTCTATCAGGCTATAAACAAAATAAAGGCTTTCGTCCTGGACATACTCCAGACAAAGGCGGATTTCAATATAAAGATCTTTGGGGATTAAACGAAGCAGAAGATATAGAAGCTCTAAAACAAAAAGTTATATCTTACTCTAGACAACATCGTAGCGATAAAGAAGGTTCCTTAGAAAAAGGTTGGTGGAAAGAATTTGAAAACGCTGTAATGGCAGCCACAAACAAAGCCGAGGTAAGAGATGCAGTGCTTGATGTATATTATGCAGATAGCGGCATTTTTGATAAACTTGGTTTGATGGATTTGGATTACGACGATTCTGAGAAATCAACAGATCCTCTCATGAAAAAATCTACTTCAAACGAAGAAGAGCTTCAAAGAGTTAAAGGGTTATTAGCCAGAGCAAATCAAGAGAGATCTTACTCAGTAATGAGTTCATACGAAGACAGAATTAAGAAATTGAAATTTTTAGTTTCTTTAGAAAAGAAAATAAACGATAAATTACCTTTGTTAAATTTTGGAGATTTATGGGCAGATTACGCTAAGAATAAATTAGCGTGGAATAGAGATCCTAATAAGTTCGCAGACATAGCGGTGCACGTTCAACGTCTCATGGAGCCACCTTGGCAACCAAAAATGGAAACACTGAGAGAAATGAATAACATAGTCGATGAAGTATTCAGCCCAGAAGATTACAGAAAAGTTTTACAGGTAATAGAAAAAATCAAATATACAAATACGAGATTATACAATGCTATACTTGATATGATCTCTGACATATATCCTCACGATTATGGAGAAGTGGAAGCGCAAATGGCATTGAAAGAGAATTATGGCAAATTCAAAAACGAAACTAAAACACGTACTAAACCAGAACAATTTCACCAAGCTGTTAAATCTGTTAAACGTAAAGTAGAAGAGATTCACAAACTCTACGAATACATGGAAAGATTAAAATTAGAATTGAGTGAGAGCTCTGATGGTTTGAAATATAAAAAATATACTGAAAACGCAATATTTAAAATAAAAGAAGCAGTAAAAGCTTTACATATAAAAACTAAAAAATTAAAATAATGGATAATTTTGACTTTAAAAAGTATTTAACCGAAAATAAGTTAGGACCATTTTCAAGAATGCAAGAAAATGATTCTTTCGATGGATCAAAAATAGTTGATGTTAGAGCAACTTTAACTGCACTTCAAACTGCTGTAAAATCAGGAGCTATAGTAACTATAGAAGGAGAAGAGGTATTTAAAATGCCAATGATCAATATGGCAACCTTTAAAAAAGGTGGTAGAGTTAGCTTACCAACAAATCCTGATGATTTGGAATTTGCGAAAAATGAAATATTAGTAGACGGAGAACCTTTAGAAATAATATATAAAGATGCTCCTGTTGTAGCACCAAAGCAAGCACCAAAACCATTTGATACATCAGCATATTCAGATCCAGAATCTAAATACTATCGCGGAGGAGATTAAAAAAAATTACGAATAAAAAATGGCAAAAGCAATAACTAGAGGAGGAACTTCAACAAAAATAAGTTTCGGCAAAAGAAAAAAAGGTTTAGCAAAAAAAAGTTACAATAAACACAATCCTAGACCAAAAAAATACGTCGGACAAGGCAGATAAACATATTTATTAGTATGAAAAATATAAGCAAACAATATCAAGATCTTTTAGAGGGCAATATGAGTAGAGACAATTTCGTAAGAAGCTGTCGTCAACAATTTCCTCAATATATATCGCCAGTAACATCTATAGATGACGCTATCAAGATTCTCAAAAGCAAGAGAATCATAGCGGAATCAATCTCAGAAAATATGGATTATAAAGATCCATACGTGAAAGGATATATAGATAACGAAAATGGACGTTCTCTCGATGATTGTCCATATGACGAGCGTAGAGATGCCATGTTATGGAAAAATGGTTGGATGGACGCGGAAACAGAAAAACAAATGGATCATGACGAAGACACATATAATAGAGAAACTGGCGGATATGGAGATCTATATAAAGAATCATTAAACGAAGCTGAAAAAACAGAAGGTCGTTGGAAAGAAGCCACAGGTCAAGGTCAATACGATAGATTTAAGGATTTGGATAACGTTAATTTTACTACTTTTTTGAGAGCGGTTGCTTTCGAAGTATCTAAGGATCCAATTGTAGACGATAATAAATTACCTGCCATTATGGATAAAGTAGCAAAAGCTATGAAAAAAGATCCTATGGCTTATAGAGATCTTGTTATTTCAAATACTGAAGAGATTAAAAAGCAAGACGAAACTCGCAAGATGAAAGAAGTTAAACCTGGCAACATGATTGACAAGGATAACGGAATGAAAGAAATCAAAGGTCAAGAAAAATATAAAGCGGACAGCGCTCCAAAAACAGAATATAAAAAAGGCAAACCGGCAGGAGTAAAAGAAATGGGAGTTACACCTAAAAAAGCTCCTGGTATCAAAGCTGTAATGGACATTCCGGGAAAAGAAAAGGTATTAGATCAATTAAAAGAGTCATTAAAAAAAAGTCTAACAGAAGACACTCACTATAAGTACACACCAGGTAAAGAAGTAGATACTCCCGATGGACCTGGTGTTGTTATTGGCATTATGGGAGGAACAATTACTGTTCAATTGCACAATGGTCAAGAAGGAGACTATCAAATAAACGTTTTAGACGCTATAGAAGCAAAGAAACAACAAGATAACGTATTCAATTCAATGCCAGATCTTGGTAGCGTTGGACAAAAATGGTTGAGCAGTCAAGTAAAAGAAGATGAAAAACTAGAAAAAGAAAATGTTACTCCAAAGAAAAAAGACAAATACAGTAAATTAAGAGAATTTTTGAAAAAAGCTTTAAAAAAAGAAGCTATAAAATTTAAAGCCGGAGGAGAGACCATCTTTAAAAACAATTCAGAAGCGGGTTCTTACGAAGCAGATTTAAAAAAAGCAGGAGTTAAATACACAAAAACAAACGTATAGTAATGAGTAAAGATCTTTTAATAGAATACAGCATATTTACGCCTACAAAACATAGACTATCTGAAGGCACAAGAAATGGTAACGGCAACATGATAGTATCTGGTCTTGTGCAAGCGTGCGATAAGCCTAATGCTAATAAAAGAATATATCCTTTCGAGACGTTAAGATCTCAAGTAGAACTGTACATAAAAGGTCCTATAACAGAGAATAGAGCGCTAGGAGAACTGGATCACCCAGAAACTTCAGTTATAAATTTAAAGAACGTTTCTCATAACATATTGAAACTTTGGTTCGATGGAAAAAATCTTTACGGAGATATAGAAATACTTCCAACCCCGTCAGGAAATATATTAAAACAACTTTTCGCAAATAACATTACTGTTGGTATCTCTTCTAGAGCTATGGGTACTGTGTCTCCAATAGGAGAAGGTCTAGTTCAAGTAGAAGACGATTTGGAATTGATATGTTGGGATTTTGTATCGACTCCATCTACTTTTGGAGCGTACGTTAGACCTGTATCAGGAATAAACGAATCATATGACCCATCTAATCGCGCTCACGGCAAATACGACAGAGCAAACAGAATGGTATCAGATATAATTTGCAGCATGTCAGGAGTTTGCTGCATAAACTAATTTTTTAGTAATTTACGCTTTTATGTAAATACTCGGTATTTATTGTTACCATGCCTCGATTTCTATTGCGAGGCTATACAACTTAATACTTATATTGCTTCCCTCTACAATAAGCAATCAAAACAATCAAGAAACAAAATGGAAGACATGTACAAGCAGGCGATTTTAGACGCCAAAGCAGTTCGTGCTAGTGCAATGGCAAACGCCAAAGCAACACTCCAAGAAGCTTTCGAACCAAAAATTCAAGAAATGATTCGCTTGAAACTTTCCGAAGAACTAGAAGAGGACGAAAACGATCCTTATTCTGTAGAAGTATCTGATACTGATATGGGAACTCAAGACGAATCAACAACTGACGAATCTCTTGCTGAAGACCAACAAGAATTCGACGAAGCATCATTGGAAGAAATTCTCGCTGAGTTAGAAGAACTTGCAGCGAAAGATGAAGAAGATGAAGGTAAAATCATGGAAGTCGAAGACGAAGAAACAGAAGACGATTCTGAAGAAGAAGATTCTGAAGATGATTCTGAAGAAGAATCTGATGACGACTCGGAAGAAAGCGAAGATGACGATACTGAAACTTCTGAAGAAGCTCCAGCAGACGACACTAAAGTGATCGATATTACTCTTGGAGATTTAAAACAAGTTCTACAATCTATTCAAGGCGGTGATATGGGATCAGAAGGTGGTGATACAGAATCAGAAGGCGGCGAAGAAGCTGAAGAGGATTCTGACGAGACCATCGATATGGAAGAAATCCTAAGCAGTCTTGAAGAAGCTAAGAACAAAGAGATGAAGAAAAAAGACATGAAAGAAAAGAAAGAAGACGAAGAAACCAAAAAGAACTTGAAAGAAGCTGTTAAAACAATTAACATCTTGCGTAAAGAACTTAACGAGGTTAATCTTTTGAACGCTAAACTTCTTTACATGAATAAAATCTTCAAATCTAAGAATCTTAGTGAATCTCAAAAAGTAAATGTAGTTTCCGCGTTAGATCGTGCATCTAATACGAAAGAGGCTAAAAATATTTACGAGACTTTGAAAGAAAACATTTCTCAAAAGAAATCACAAATTCAAGAGTCAAGAGGCTTCGCTTCCAATCCAGCGGGCGTAGCACCTAAAAAACCTATTTTAGAATCAGATGCTTTTGTAAGCAGATGGCAGAAAATAGCTGGTATAAAA